CGATGCAATTACTGCATTGACTAAACCATAATAGTAAAACGGTTTTAGGCGGGGTTCGATTCCCCGCTTACTACATTAATTAAAGAGAATGGCAGTATTTAATAAGTTTAATTCATTCGTGGAGGCACTTGCTGAGGGTACTCACAATCTAGGTAGTAATACCTTGAAAGTGATGTTAACCAACTCCGCTCCTTTGTCTACTAATACTATCAAGGCTAACCTTACTGAGATTACTTCAGGTAATGGATATACTTCCGGTGGTCATGTACTGACGGTTACAAGTAGTTCACAGGTTTTAGGAGTGTATAAGTTAATCGTTAATAATATTGTTATTACGGCTTCCGGTGGTTCAATAGGAGCGTTCAGGTATGCGGTGATCTATAACGATACGGCTGCTTCTGATGAATTGATAGGGTATTACGATTATGAAAGTTCATTAACGTTGGCAAGTGGAGAGATTTTCACAATTTATTTCGACGCTACCAATGGTTTAATTTCTTTGACATGATTGTAGCGAAAGTATTGTTCGGATATGGGAAACTGACTTTTAATAAAGGGCAGCAAGTACCTGAAGAGATAGCGGCTAAATATCCGCATTTGGTTGAGGAAAGCGAAAAGGAAATAGTGGTAGTTAAGAAAGAGGAATACACTCACGAAGGAACTACTAAGATTTCAACAGGAAAAAGAAATAAAAAGTAATGGCAACGGGTACGGTAAATATAGATTTTGGTCTTACGCCTTCTACGGAGGCTACAGTTACCGTAACGGGTCAGAGTGCAATACTTAGCACCTCTTTTGTAGAGGCGTTTATAATGGCAGGGAGTACGGCTACAAACGATTCTAATGGTCATTTATTTGCGGGGGTATCGTTCAGGTTAGTGTGCGGAGATATTGTAGAGGGTACAGGGTTTACGATTTACGTCACTTGTATATCAGGAATGGCAACGGGTGAGTTTCAAATTAAATGGGTTTGGTCTTAAAATATATTTACTATGAGTTGGTTTTTTAAATTACTTGATACGGCAGGGGTAAACGTAGCAAAAGTAGATAGCAACGGAGCATTAGTGGTAGCAGAAAGACCATTAGGTAGTGGTTCTTATTGTACGGCTGCAAAAACCGGAACAATCGGAGCGGCGGTGGCTGCGGGTGCTGCGGTGTACACTATGCGCCTTGACCCAGGCTCATCATTAAAGGCGTATATTGATTCAATAAGGATAAGGTTTACCACTATTGTAGCTTTTACTACTGCGGTAACACAAACGAGGTCGTTAGTTGTTACAAGGGGGTCGGGTGCTGCGGCTTCCGGTGGTACGGCTATTTCGGTTGTTAATCCTAAAGATACAGCTTATGCGGCAAGTGAATTGGATGCAGCAAGCGGAGGGGGCACAAGGATTGCAACAACTGGAGCATTAACGGTTACTGGTATCACATGGGAGACTATAAACTTTGCTGAAATTACTTTAGCACACGCTGGGGCTGCCGGTTCATATGTTGAAGTGGTTTACGAGTTTTCTGTAAGAAACCACCCTATTGAATTAAACCCAGGTCAGGTGTTGGGTATTCGTGTCGGGCCATCGGCTATGGATGCGGCGGGTACATGGTATTTAGGTGTTGAAGTGAATTGGCATGAAGGAGAAAGCTATACAGCATAAAATAATAAATGAGTTTATTACTTGCCTTACAGAGTAACGAGTTAAGCCTGATAGCCGGAAGTGGTTCATATACCATAACAGGCGAAGCGGGGCTGTATAAGGATAGGGTTTTAGTAGCGGAAGGAAGTTCTTTTGATATTTCGGGTAGTGGGCAGTTTTTGTATAGTCAGATTTACAATGCCAATAGTGGTTCGTTCACTCTGACGGTTACTGATAGCACAATGACTAAACAATCGGCTTTAGTAGTTGATAGTTTGGCGCTGACAGTAGGGTTTAATGATGCTGATTTGAGTAGGACGTTACTACTGCAATGCGATACCGGAAGGATAGTGAGTTACGAGACAACGGCAGTAGTTAGGAAGGTAAGACCTATGAAAAATCATATAGTGGTAAAGAAAAAATATTGGAAAGAAGATGTTTGACGTAAAGATAGTTACTGAGGTTGCAACGGAGTTGCTTACGGTCGCTGACCTGAAGGAACACATGAGGATTACGTTTACGGACGATGATACTTATTTGGCTACTCTCGTAAAGTCAGCACGTAAGGCAATAGAGAAATATTGTGTTATCTCATTAGGCACTCAGGAAATAGAGATTGTATTTGACGGTGTGGCATGGGTTGAAATGGAATTACCGTATGCGCCTGTAATAACTATCAATAGCGTTGAATATAAAGCCGATTACGGGACTTATTCTGCAATGACACTTAGTGAGGAATACGATGTAGATGGGGGCTTATTTAAGACCTTAACACCTTTCTCCACTAATAGATTCAAGGTTAATTATGATGCGGGTTATACCGAAGTACCTGAAGATTTGAAAATGTACTGGCTCAGGTTGTGTACGTTTTATTATGAAAACAGGGGTGACATGGGTAAGATACCGGATGATTTGAAAAGGGATTTGAACACTCATAAAAGGTTAGCGTGGCTGTAGGTAAGATGAACATAAAAGGGGCTTTACAGAATAATGTAGGTGTCAGTAAAAAAGACAACTATCAAGAAGTCCTTATTTGTTGGGGTGAATTAAAGAAAGGTGGAGGGTCACGTAACAACGAGGTAAACGAGACTGTTTTGAATAGCGCATGGACATGGACTGTAAGGTTTAGTGAAGATTTAGAGACTAACATCAATAAAAGTTCAAGGTGGGTTATTCAAAACAGGTTTTTTACCATAACGAGTTACGAGATAGTAGACCAAAAGCGATTTTATTACAAGTTCAATCTAACTGAAAGGGAGTAATGGCTAAAGCGTTCACATTTGAATTACAGGGATATGATAAGTTGGTAAACGAACTATCCAAGAAGTCAAGTGAACTGGCTGTGAGGGTTGATGCTGAAATACAAGATTCAGTTGAAGCGATAAGAGGTAAGGCAGTAAGAAGAGCGGTTGCAAATTTCGGTGGTGGTAGTGGGTTACGGAGTGGTATAGGAGTAGAGAAAACAGGAAAGTTAAGTTGGACGGTATATAGTAGTAAAGACTATTCGGCCTATGTGGAATTTGGTACAGGTGCTTATGTTAACGTTCCTGTTGGACTCGAAAATTATGCCATACAGTTTAAAGGCAAAGGTATTAAACAGGTTAATCTTCCAGCTCGTCCGTTCTTCTTTAACAGTTACGAGGAAGAAAGAAAGAAGCTGATAGAGACACTTAAAAAGGTATTAGGGACTTTATGATAGACGTACAGAAAAAAATAAGGGATGCTTTCTTTGACTCACTTGATGGGCAATTGACTTATGACGGGTCACCTGTTCCTGTAGTTGACGAGAAGTTAGAAGATTCTGAAAACAGTACCATGTACGTTATTATGAGTACGCAAACAACTGTACAAGATGTAATCTTCAGCCACTTCGACCACGAAACAACAATGTTACTGGATATAGTACACAAGACACAGGATTTTGTTACTAAGGACGGGATTGATGAAGTGGCACAACAGATTTTTGACATACTACTGCCGAGCGTTACTACTAATGGTTTAACGGCTCAGTCAGGGGTGCAGATAACGAATTTACAGATAGAGTCAGACCAATACTTCCCTATGCAGTTAAGCGCAACAGGAAGCGTAATGAGACGGCTAATAGGATTTAGGCAATTGATTCACGAATTATAAAACAAAAGAAAGATGGCGTATTTACAGGCGAAGAATTACCCTCCTGAATTTAGTTCAGATAGTGGTACTACGTGGAAAACACTTATATGTGTTAGTGATTGGAGTTTGGATGGTTCAAACGCTGTTTCTAAAGAAGAAACGTTTTGCGGTCAGATTACAGGGGTAGGTACTCCGGGAATGTCAGGTAGTGCGAATGCTGCTTGTGATACTGCACCGAGCGGTACTCAGGTAAGCTATGAAGATGCGTTAGGTTGGTTTGCAGGTTCAACACTACTACAGTTCAGGGTACAAGACCCTGCGAGCGGTACTCCTGGCACTAACTTCTACACAAAGTTTGACTGCTACATTACTTCATTACAACAAACATTTGCAGCCGGAGAGGTTATTAAATTCTCTATTGGTTGGGAAAGCACAGGAACACTTGATATAACACCGTAATTATGAGAGGATATTATAGTATAGATATTGACGGGAAGAAAGTAGAGTTCTTTTTTAAGACGTGGACTTTAAGCCGTTTTTGTGAGCGTAATGGCAATTTACCTTTAGTGGATTTCTTTAATCTACTTGGTAATAATGGCATGACGCTACCACAGAT